TCATTGACGCCCGAGAAGTACGGAAAGAAGCAATGACTATTTACTGGGCGTTAAAGAAATACGAGGACACCGAACTTACACCGGAACAGATCATGGAGTTGAAAGAGCGGGATACGGCGAAGAAACCCGTGCAAACGGAAGATGGAATGGTTTGTCCGATATGTGGTAGCAAGGCAGTTCCGTGGAGCCGGTTCTGCGATGA